TATTTGGAGTCCTCAAAAAAACTTTAGTGGTAACTTAGATTTAAATGTAAGATCGCAAGTTGCTCCTATATATCATAAAGAAGACACCGTAGCAGGTAATTTAGTTTTATTTCCTTCAGTCGTAGACCACTGTGTTGATTCTTTACACGAAGGTATGGAAGATAGATACACAATTTCTTTTAACACTTTTCCAGAAGGTACTATTGGAAGCTATGGATCACTGGCAGGTTTGACTATTAAAGTGGATAATAGTTAATATGCTAAAAAATTATATAAAAAAATATCAGCTATTAAGTAAACAACAGAGCAAAGATATTATAGTTGAACATAAAAATGCACCTTGGCAAAAACATACTTGGAATAAAAACGTAGATAATTCTAATCAGTCCAAAGATAAAGACCCTGAAGTTTTATATATGGATCAGAAGTGGGCTTTTGTTATATACAAAAGTTTAGAAAAAAGTATACATGATTATTTTACAACTGTTTCTGATGGTAGTATGTACACAAAAACTTTTTCTACACCTCGTTTTAATAAGTATGATGTAGAACAAAAAATGGATTATCATGTAGATCATATTCATAGTTTATTTGATGGTCAACACAGAGGTATTCCAATATTAAGCATAATTACTTTGTTAAATGAAGATTACAAAGGTGGTGAATTTTGCTTTAAACTGGATGGTAAAGAAGTAGAGTACAAATTAAAAACAGGAGAGTGTTTAATATGGCCTTCCTTGTTTATGTACCCACACTATGTAAAGCCTGTTACAGAGGGTACACGTCAAAGTTTTGTAGTATGGGCTTTTTAAAAAATATTTTCAATAAAAACAGTATTAGGCTAATAAGGTAAAAACATTAGGGCAGAACTTACATCTTTTACGCAATAGCCTAACATCTTGTATTCAAAGACTTGAGTACCTATAGTATAGAACAGGCTGTAAAGTTTGTAGTACAAGCAACAGTCATAACTATGCAACACAGGGGTACATATACCCCTACAACCCAATAGGTAACAAATGACAAGTATTGTAGTATTTTTGTATATTTTAATTTTGGTTCTAAATTCTCTTTGCACTTCCACAAGGATAAGAAAGAGAGTTGGCAAGTTTTATCACGCAAGTTTGAAGTGTTTTGGTATAACACAGAAGACTCCACTGTTAACGTTGAGTCCCTGGGAGAGGGTAATGCCTAAACGAACAAGACTTTTATACCTCATTAAATCATTTACTTAGATGTAAATAAAAAATCAAAAAACAGTATTAGGCTAATAAGGTAAAAACATTATGGCAGTAATAAAAGAAGTAAACAATCCATCAGCAGGGACAGTACTTAATGCAGATAATAGTCCTGGTCTAGCTGCAGAAATAGCAGCAGGTAATCCTGGTCTTACAGGTGTTACTGTAAATGCTCAAGGAAATTACGAGTACGATGGTGTTGAGCTTACATCTGCAGGGGGTACTACTACTGTTGTAGACCTAAATTTAGCAACTGCTGAAGATAAAGCTGCTATCAAAGAACTTGCTGAGTTAACATTTTTGGCTCAAACTACATCGGTAGATTCAAACAAACTTAATGCTGCCTATGAAAAACTAGGTCTTGATCCAAATGATACTACAGTTTCTTCTACTTCTAATAAAATTTTAGAGGCTTCAGGATACACACCTGGAGTTACTAACGGATTCTTTGATGGTGTAGGTGGTTACACTGGTACTGACCAAGGCATTAATATTCTTATTGACAGGTATAAGGATATGCCCACTGATGAAGACTTGATAGCTGCAGGACTAGATCCTTCAGAATACACTGCTGTCCACAGTAATGCAGCAGAAGCTTTTTACGTAGAAGAAAAATTACTGGAAATGGGTCTTTCAGGGGCTAATACCAACGCTGTTATGGGATCTAATGCAGGGTTTCTTGGAGGAAATTTAAGTTCTTTGGGTATGCAAGGAGCTACAAACGTCCAAGATGTTCGTGATGAAAGTGATAGACTTACAGGAACAAACAACAGCGAAAAGTCTTTAGACATCTATGAGTGGGATTTACTAAAGAAAAAGAAACCATTGAAACCAAAAGCACCTGGGTCAAGTGGTTTAACTGGAAACGTAAGTGGGATTAATCCTCTAGGTTCAGGTCAAATACCTGCTTATGTTAGCACCCCTACTACTGGTATAGCAAATCCAATTTATAGCACAGGGCTAACTGGATTATCAGAAGTAAATCTTCCTGATTATTCTATGGGTCTTCAAAACCAAGAAACAGAGTTTACAAACAGAGCAGCAACACAGGCGGGTTATTATCAACCGCAGACACAAGCAGAGAAAGAATCTTTAGCTGCTAGTGATCCAAACTATACTGCTCCTGCATTTGAGAATGTTTTATACAGAAATAGATTTGGTATGACTATGTATATACAGCACATCAATGGTGTGCCTAGTCAACCTATTCCCCCTGGTTATACTAGAGTAACAGGATTTGGAACTGAGGGCCAAGGGGCTGCTGCTACTGGAGGAAACCAGGGTGGAATGATACAAGGATTTAATGATGGAGCTTTAGTAAACCCTGCTATAAACTTTCAACCTGGTGGTGCTGTTGTTGAACAGGGTGGGGTCTATAGAATTAAGTACCCTGATGGAACATACTCCCAAGGCTATGACACAGCCAATAATGCAGCCAACGCACTTAACATGGGTATGTCTAAGCTTGGTCTACCAGACTACAACACCTACATTACTAATCAAGGTATTGATAGAAACCTTCCTGGTTATGATGAGACACAGTACAGAGATATGTATCAGTCTTACATCCAAAATCCTGCTACTTTGGCTCAGATAGAAGCTGACAAGGCTAAGGCTATCGAAGATAAAGTAGAGCCTCTTTCTACTGGGCCAGTTGATAGTACTATTGGATCTAGTCAACCCACTGGTCAAACAAAAGTTACTCCTGAAGACTTAAAACAGTACCAAGCTAACTTAAATGCTCAAGCTTATGCTGCTCCTGCAGGTGCTGTTGCTGCTTCTCCTGTTTCTTATATTGATCCTAACACTTATAGCTCTGTTATTGAATCTACTGCAGGTCAGACTATTGGTACAGCACCTATAGTCAGAGAGAATGAAGTAGCACAGATTGACACAGCAACTACTACTGATGTTCCACAAAAGATTGGATCACAACAAATAACAGCTAATCAAGCTTACAGTGATGTAAAATCTGCTACGGATGGTATGTCTGCTTCCCAAATGGTAGGTGGTCCTACTCAAACTGTAGATGCTGCTACAGCAACAGGTACTTCTGTCTCAGGTCTTGATGCTGCTACTGGTCAATCTGTGGATGTTACAGGTGCTCCTACTCGTACACTACAGACAGGACCACAGGGTGAACTTATCTCTGGATCTGCTGTAGATCAAACAAAAGTAGGACAAGCTTTCGGAACTGGTGAGGTACAAGCTGCATCTATTCAAAATGAACTAGCAGGTCTTATGTCTCAGTTTGAGGGTGGTGAAACACCTGCTTGGGCTGCAGGGTCAATGAGAAAAGCTTCACAGATGCTTGCTGAAAGAGGTCTAGGTGCTTCTAGTATGGCAGGTCAAGCTATAATCCAGGCTGCTATGGAAGCTGCTCTTCCTATTGCTCAGATTGACACAGCAAACAAACAGCAGATGGCTTTGTTTAAAGCAGAACAAAGAGCTAAGTTTTTGCAGATAGACTTTGATCAAGCATTCCAAACCAAGGTAATGAATGCTGCTAAAGTTTCTGATATAGCTAACATAAATTTTACTGCTGAACAGCAGATAGCTTTAGAAAATTCTAAGGCTGCAAATACTATGAAGCTACAAAATTTGAGTAACTCTCAAGCTCTTATCATGGCAGAAGCTGCTTCTTTATCCCAAATAGACATGGCTAACCTTAACAATAGACAACAGGCTGCTGTACAAAACGCTCAGAATTTCTTACAAGTTGACATGGCTAACTTATCTAATTCCCAACAAACAGCATTATTTAAACAACAGTCTTTAGTTAATAGTATTCTTTCTGATCAAGCTGCAGCTAATGCTGCTCTTCAATTTAATGCTACATCAGAGAACCAGACTAATCAATTTTTTGCTAATCTTGCTTCTTCAGTAAATCAGTTTAACGCTGCTCAGGTTAATGCTATGAAACAGTTTAATGCTGACGAAGTAAATAGTTTACTAGAGTTTAATGCAGGAATGCAAAACCAAAGAGAGATGTTTAACGCCCAGAACTATCTTGTTGTAGCCCAAGCTAATGCTCAGTGGAGACAGAACCTAGCTACTATTAACACTGCTACAGCTAACGAATCAAACATGGAATATACAAGGACAGTCAACGGACTAACTATGAAAGCTCTTGATGAGATATGGCAAAGAGAAAGAGATACTCTTTCAAT